GCACATGGGTTATTCGGGGGTAAGGAATTGGTTCTCTAACTGGTCTTCGTGAAGGGTCTTTAGAAAGTTAACAAGTTCTCGCTTCCCACTATAAAAATCAATCTCCCGAAGCGAATCGCTAGGGGAGAAATCTTTGCTTGGCACGCGTTCGTCCAAGAACTTTATGAGGTCATCTGGTATGCTCGGAATGTAATCATTCATGTTTAACTTTCCTACTATGGGCCTTATTCTCTATACAACTTCGTTCCAGATGAGCTAAAGCACGCCAAGCAACAGCCGCCCACTCCCCCTCAAGCATGTGTCGGAGCAAGGCATCAAGCTCATCCTTGGACTTACTCATGTCCCACCATATCTCATCTTCGGGGTGGTGTTGGATGTTACCTTTGTAGCTTTGTTTGGCTACTTCCACCAAGGCATGGGGAAAATAACACATCAACCCACGATACAATGGGATCTGTTTGCGCTCCTCGGCGGTGCCTTCGATTGTTATTGTGTTGGGGTCCATAGCTTTATCTCCTTTGTTTCTTTGTTGTAGTAACCATCTCTAAGGATGAAGGCCATCCGGGCATTGAGTAGGGCATCCTCCTCGGTCATCCCAGCTTTCTCGTAGGTGTTAACAACCGTCTGCCACTCGGCACCATCTTTGTTAAGGATCTTTTCGGCTGTCTTTAGGCCCACCCGTGGGACACCAAAGTATCCATCGGTTGCGTCACCGGCTAAGGTTTGCACTAGGTGTTGGAAGTCAGCTTCCATTTTTGTTATCTTACGTAGGTCATCCTTAAGGAAGTTATACCAAGTGCAAGGGACGGTCGCGAAGTCCTTGTCTCCACTAACAATAACCGAACCATCGGGGTCACGGCTACCAATGATACCTAGGACATCGTCAGCTTCCAAGCGGTCCACCCGGAGAGACTTCCACTCATCACAGGCCCACTCACGAAGGTCATTGATGCCTAAGGGTGATCGCTTGTCCCGGCGGTGGGCTTTGTAAAGTAGGTTTAGCTCATGGCGAAACGTGTAGCGATCCGAGAACACCATTGTTATCTCATCTCCGTTGTCTTCGTAGGCGTCAAGGATCTCACAGATACAATCAGTCACCATGATGTAGGAATCCTTGAGGTCACTGAAGTCAGAGTGGACTGTGAAGATGTCATCGTCCCATCGGATCTCCTTCTCGGCTGCAAAGGCAGCACGGTAAAGAAGCATGTCGCCGTCTATGTATATTTTCTTACTCATCGTATTGGTGTGCAAGTAAGGATTCCGCTGCCATAGCTCCAGCCTTGTAGTTTTCATACTCTAGCTTCTCAATCGCCTCCAAGTAAGGGTTGTCGGTCCA